AAATTCCTTCTAGGATTGAATCGATGTTTTCGATGTCGCCCCATTCGGCAGAATTTTCGTTTATAAAGCTTTTAAAGTTTAGCATAACATCCTCATGTGTTCGATTTGTATAGTCTTATTTATACAAACCAAACACGTCGAGGGAGAAGTTTTAAGCCGCTAGTGCTTCTTGCTCAGCAGTACAAACGTAAGGCTTGTTCCACTTACCAACATTAATATCTAGGTAAAAATCAATGTGGTGATAATCTGACATCAAATCAGACTTGTCAAACCAATCGTCACCTTTCATGGCTTGTAGAAGCTCAGTCAAGAAGTTACGAGCCTCACCTTGGTAATGGTCACTAATCCAATGTGTATTAACTTGGATATAGTTACTAGTGTTCTCGTAGTAAGTGCGACCAGTTCTTTCGCATTCTTTTTTCATCTCTGCATTACGAACACCAATGAAATCAAAAGGCGAGGCAGAAATATTAACAACTAGAGAAGAGTGATGCTTGACAGCAATACTACCTTTAGCACCATACTTTTTAAGAACAGCTTTGATATTAGGCGCTCGTTCTTTTTTACGTTCTTGGGAAATATAAGCCATGATTTCTTCACTTTCTTTTTTGTTACATCTTGTTATAGAATCAAAGGGGGTTGCTGTCAAGAACTATTTTGCCCAAACAGCAACAAATTTTAACACTTTTCTTTTGTCTTTTACTCTAGGATCAGTATCAACAACAGTCTTACCATTTCTGTCGATAACTAATACGTGACCATGGACTCTTGCAACAAAAGCGATGATGCCTTTATCTTTAGCGGCGATTTTTCTGATCTTTGGTCTAGCGGCTCCAACAGTGGTTGCGCTACCTAAAGCAGAGAAACGACTACGAACAGCAAAACCGTTACGACGTAATGTATTGTCCCAAACGTTCTTACCTGTTCTGTCGTTCCACGTAGTGCCTGACACACCGAAGAAGTTCAAAGTAGCACTGGCACATGGGGTTTTTACTAAAACAGTCATTGATTCTTTTCTTTCTCTTGATTACACTTATTATTACCAAAAGAAGAAAGCCCCGTCAAGGGCTTTTTTGTTATTAAATCAAATTTTTCATGATTTGTTTGATTTCGTTTTCTTCAACCAACTTTTCAAGATAACCGACAACCAAGTACAATTGATCTTTTGCAGTATCAAGATCGTGTGTTGCATCTGCTAATGCATCTTGAAGATGGTTAATCTTTTGATTATCTTCATCATCCATACCATCGTACATATCAAGCGCATTGTTACGATTTGAAGCATCACGACGTCCTGTTTCAAGGTTAGAAATTACACAGTTAACATCAGATGTGATGTTTAGAATTTCATTTTGGATTTCTTCGTTCATAGCTTATCCTTTCAAGCTTAATTAAGAACCTGTTGTAAGTTCTAATGTTCCATCATCATGCATTTCAAAGTTCTCAATGTAAGAGTGATGTGTACCACTCAATGCGATACATTTTTCAGCCGCCGCCCACAATCCTTTGATTGTACCATCTACTGCCCAAGCAGAAACTTCTATTTTAGTACGATTGCCACCATCTTGAATGTCTGCCATCAAGTCTTCTGAAGAAGCATTAGGATCGACACTTTCATAAGTAACTTTACGAGCTTTATTAGTAAGAAGTGCAAAGTCTGAATTTTCAAGACCAACATCATAAATGCTCCAAACAGTATTCATGTTCAGTTCATCTTTCATTGCAAAGAAGTGGTTCATTACGGTTTCAAAAGACATTCTATTCTCACTTTCGTTTTGATTACATATTAGTTATAGAATCAATTTAAATGGTTGTCAACAACTTTCTTCATTTTTTTCTAAAGAATGTACATCGTGACCATACGACCAATGACCATTATCAAGATCAAAGATACAGCTATCTTTTAGGTCAAGGGAAACTTTGTCAGTATCAACACCGTACTTACTGCCTTGACAAATATCTGGAACAATCTCAATCTTAATTACATTGGCGTAACCATGACGACTACTAAAAACCATATCACCTACATTAATCATAATACTACCCTTTCAATCCGTCAGTAAGACCCATCATTTCACAATACTCAGGAAACTTTGCCCACAACTCTGCAATAACCGCAGTTTTATCTGCGCCTTCAGTCATATAGGCTTTTTTAAGAAGTGTTTCAAATTCTTGCATAACATACCTCATCATTTGATTACTAATATGTTATAGAATCAAAAAAGGGGGCTGTCAACCCCCTTTAGATATTAATCTTTTTTAGATACGAAAGAGTACATCTCTTTAGCTTTATCCATGAGTTCATCCATGGGATACATCTGATAGACATCCTTGATTTCTTCTATGGATTTCTTGCCTTTCTCCATCATGTTCTCTGCGAACTGGACGTTCATATGGTATTGTTGATCCATATAATCTTTAGCAAGTTGTAGCATTTCTGCTCTAATTTCAAATGGGTTTTTGTTAGACATAATAGTCTCCTTTGTGTGTATGTGTGTTGTTACTTAATGTAACGTTTTATTTATCCACCTGGGACAAATCCTTTCGGTTTAAACCAAACTTTCTGATCGTGTATTCTGCCAAGAAGTTCTTGTATCTCGTGCATTTCTTCTTTCAGCTTATTTGATGTTTCACCGTTAGCAATAGCCAAGCCTCTACGCCCAGCTTTTGCTCTTAGTGCTTCTTCAATAATCTCAACGTCTCTTATGTCGAGTTTGAATTTTGTATTAGGTTTCATGTTGGATTGAAAACGTCTTCTGGAATACTTGACATCTTCTTTGTCTTAAAGAAACCAATGTACTCTGGATATTTGATCATAAACAAACGTGCAAACAATGCTACGTAATTGTTAGAAATCTTGTACTTATCACCAGTAGTAACAACATCAGTTTCCCAACGTACACGATTAATGATTAACCAACCACTGAGTTGTGTGTGACCTGCTCTAATAGCTTCTTTAGTAAACTGTTCAAATAGTTCAAAGAATGCAGGGTTCTCTCTATGCCAAATAAACCACTTTCGTCCAAGTGGGTTCTGCATCATCTGATTGCAGTAGTCTTCTTCACTAATTTCTACGAGTGTGTCGTATGGATTCGCAGTAGCCATAATATAATCTCCTATTAGGATTTTTCAGTTTTATTCTTTTTCCAAAGGTAATTAATATCTTCTTCATCAGTTCGTGTATTGTATTCAAATACCTTAACCTTATTACCTTTCTTAGCCAACCACTGTTGTATTAGCAGTTGATCATCGTCATTTGTGTCTGCGCTCGACAAAGGAGCCGAACGCAGTTTATTTTTTGTTTCACTTTTTACCATAAGTTGCTTTCATTCTTTCCTGTGAGACAAACTCTGGCTCATACATGCCATTCTCTATTTCACGTTTAATAATAACGCCAGACCACCATTCTTTGTTCATCTGACCTGCCCAACCTTCTGGTGCGCCTTTGTAACAACCAGCAACTAAGCCAATAGCCCCATAAGGATGCACATCATCACGGATTTTCATATCACGTTTATGACTGTGACCACAAGTTGCGCTTCCAAAGCGTTTAGCTAGAATGCCCGCAGCATGGTTTACACCAGACATAGGACGATACCCATTAGTAAAGAAGTGTGCATAGCTCACTCCATCATAATCATGAATTGCTGGTGCGTCATGTTCATACTCATGGTATTCATCAAACCAAGTATCTGTTCCCAAATGCTTAAATGAAATGCCGTACTTCTCACCCTCAATACGAGGGTCCATGCCGATAGCTCTTCTAATTCTAGTTTCGTGGTTTCCTTCAAATCCGTAATATGCAGGACGTTTGCGTTTATTAGCTTTAAACTTAATACGCATACGATCCATTGCTTCGTTGTAGCATTCAATATCTGCTTGATAGCTTTGGCTTACAAAATTCTTTGGAGCCTTCGCTGAATCAAAACTGTTCAGTGATCGCATATCTGCACCATCACCTAAATCCACAACGTAGTCAGGTTTTACGTCCCAGATTAATTCGCCCAACCAATCAAATCGCTCATTGCTAACTGATGGGTCACTGTGGGCGCATGAAAACACAACTGCTGTTTTACCTGCCATTAGTGTTAATCTCCTTACATAATTTAAATGTACTTCTATTCTATCACAATTACCTCAAAATGTCAAGTAATCATTAAAAAATGGGGGAAAATTAATCCCCCCACTAATGCTTAGGACATCACCCCTTTAGAAGCTGTGCTTCCCCACGATTGATTTCAATCTTTCGAGGTTTCTTAGCTTCTGGTATTACGTTTTCCAATTTGACGGTTAAGATACCATCGATAAGGTCAGCGCCATTCACAACAACTGTATCAGCTAGTGTGAAAACTCTTGAGAAGGAACGACCAGAAATTCCACGATGAATATAATGTTTATCGTCTGTGGCTTCTTGTTTACCTTCGATTGTTAGTACCCCTTCTTTGATCTGAATATCAAGATCGTCATAGGTGAACCCAGCAATTGCTAATTGCAATTCATATTGGTCATCGTCTACCTTGACGATGTTATATGGTGGGTAAGCCTGTTGATTTGGGGTTGTGTCTCTCATTCTTTCAATCATTCGGTCAAAGCCGATTAAGAATGGATCGTTTAGAAAATCAGTTGTGATTCTACGTGTATTCATTTTGCTATCTCCTTTATTAAGCAAGATTAATGTGTGTGACCCATTAGGCATCACACGTTTATTTATAAAATGTTTTCGTCGTAATCTTAAATTTATCTGACAAAAGGCTTAAATTCAGTACCATTAGCTACTAAACACGTCCAACCATTCGGAAACAAGGAAACCAAAGTCCAAGAACCTGTATCTTGATTTGTACTAAAAACAAATTCAGTATTAATAAGTTGACCACTTGCATGTTGCTGTAGAATTTTGCCGTTAAACAAAATTTCTTCACCATATTGACGCATTTGTTCTGCCACACGAGGCATCGTCGAACAAGCTTGGATTGCTTGGAAAGGTGGTATCTCTTGCGCCACAACTCCAGATGCGACGATAGTTAACGGTATTAAGTATTTAAGCATAGCCTATTCTCCTGTTGAACCGAAACCCCCATCGCGCTCTGTTAACTCTAATTCTTTGGTTGTCTCCACGAATTTTTGTTGAGTATATTTTTCAACCATTCCTTGAGCTATACGATCACCATTTGTGATCTGTACAAGGCTATCGGTATTGTTTTGTAGCATAATAAAAGTCTCTAGTGTGTAGTCAGAGTCGATAATACCCGTACCATTTGCTAAAGATAATCCTTTTTTGTATGCCATGCCAGAACGGATAAACAGTTTTAAAACATGTTTTTCTGGTACGTCGAAAATCAATCCTGTGGGTACTAAGACCCTAATTCCTGGTGGTAGCTGAAATGCATCTTGTACTGTTGATACACCCTTAACTGCTACTTTCTGTGCTTTGTTCCAAGAGTTGAAACCTTGAAGGAAATCTCCCTTTTTGAAACAGGCTTTAATGTCAAAACAAGCTGAGCCTTTTGTAGCGTACTCTGGCAGTTGTGCATTTTCATTCATTCTATAAATATTCATTTTCACTTCTTTCCAATATTATACTTTGCTTCTAGCGTCCAATTACTTTTCTCTTTGTGAGATAAGATTTTGATCTGGTTTAGTTGAGCTACAGGGTCTTGAGCTTTTTCTGTTTGTATAACAGATACCAATTCCCACTCTTCTAACAGGTTGACGATTGTATTACGTCTTGAGGCGTCTTCTTCGATAAAAGTGTCTTTCTTCCCATCTAGGATAAATAACTCTTTAAAGTGTAGTATAGCATATCTACCTTGTTTATGCAAGATATGACAAGTCTGATACAACTTCTTTTCTTTTCTTGATGAAATGCCAATTCGGGTGAGAGTTTCTTTTACTTTTAGGAAACTATCTGGCGTTGGAAGAGAAACCTCAATTCCCACACCTTTAAATATATCTTCTGAACTCATAGTCTACAGCACCTTCTTTTATTATTATTATGTTATGCTGATCGTCAAATACTTCGACCATCGAATATATTTATCTAAATTGGCTTTTCTCTAACCCCCTTCTTCTAATTTCATACGCACTCTGATTAGTTGGTTGTCATTCAAAGCTTTCTTATACATTTTAGCAACTGTGCGGTTACATGAATACACTTGTTGTATTGCATCTAAATCCACATCTTTGTCTGCTTTAGGCCATTTAGAGAACCGTTTACGTTTACGCAATGCACCACGATAGTAGTTGAACTGTGCGCCATTGAATAGATCAGGACGCATATTCATTTCATTAGCATGAAGAATTGTATCCTCAAAGTTTGCAAAACCACGATTTACAATATACGGTATATATAGCTTTTCAGCTTGCTCTGGGACTTCATTGTCTGCGATTATATCATCTTTAGAAAAAGACGCCGCATTCATAAAATCAAAGGGTGTTATTTCTTTCGGCAATTGTATTCTCCAAGTCTTTTAGCATATCATTAAACGGTATAACACAAGTAGCACAAAGTTTCAAGCTTAGCTTACCATCCTGTGTATCGACGTTAACTGTGTTAATATCTTTCTTAGGTATTCTCTTATTGCATTCCCAACATATAGCTTTGCTGAATAACGCATCAGCCCACTTACCCATCTTTTTTGTCTTTCATGTACTGCGCGAAACGAGCCACTTTATCAGATGGTTCTTCTCGTGGCTTGTCTTTATTAAAAACTGTTTTCAAAACAGGTTGTATGGTTGTACTACTTATTTTCATTTGTACTCAGCTTCCATCATAACTTCAGTCATAAACGCAACCATGTTTACTTCAAGGTCTGCAACAAAGTTAGCTTTATACATATAATCTGCAAGTGTCACCACAAATCCTGGTTGGCTACGCAGTTCAACTTTTTCATTTGCGACATCATAGATACGACGAAACAGTTCATTCATATCTTGATCAGAATTCTTGGCAACCCATTTACGCATGTTGGTAAAGTCTTTGGCTTTTAACATACGGAACACTTCATCTACAGACTCTTGTTTGAGATTAACAAAGATACCTTCATCAATACTACCAGAAGCCGCATATGATTGTAGTTCAGTAAGTACACGACGGAAATCGGGGAAGTGTTGTTCTACAACCTTGGCAACAACCTTGTTATCGTACTTTACGTTCTCTTGATCTAAAATAGATAGAACACGTTTATAAAACGAAGCCGCTAGTTTTGGTTTCTCACTGTTCTCTATCGTAAAATCAACCTCAGACAAACGAGAGCGTAGTGGTGGTATGATGCGGTTCTTAAAGTTACATGTGAAAATAAATCCACAGTTAGAAGAGTATTCTTCTATGAAATTACGCATTGCTGGCTGTACACTAGCGGCGTTTAGGTAATCAGCCTCATCAATGATAACATACTTACGTCCACCTGCAAGAGATACAGCCGATGCGTATGTAGATATATCATAGCGTAAAGTATCAATACCCATGTTCAAAGAGCCGTTCTTGATAATGTAATCACAACCCATTTCTTCAAGCATAGCTTTAGCTACAGTAGTTTTGCCAACACCTGGGCCACCAGATAACAATAGGTTTGGTACACTATCGTCTTGTATAAATTTTTGGAAGCTTTGCTTTAGCTTTGGGCTAAGAATTGTATCTTCAATCTTTTGTGGTCTGTATTTCTCTACCCACAATACTTCATTTGTTTTTGCATCTACTGACATGTCATCACCATTCATCATAATATAAAATAAGTTGTAGGTTTATAGCGAGAGCCTACGTCGCTTAATCTTAACTAACTACCTTGTCAGCCATTGGAGCATCCGCAGGTACATCTGCTGGAGCATCTGGTAATCCACCTTCTGGTGCTTCACCTTGTGGTGCGTTTTGTTGTAGGAACACTTCTAGCTTATTGCGTAGGATACCCACACCTGCTAGTTCACGCCCTTCAATTCCACCACGGCGACTTACAACATCAATTAGTTGTACGATTGTTGCAATATCCTGTAAAGAAATTGATACAGGTTCTTGTTGTTGTTGTTCTTGTTCACTCATATTATCTATCCTTTTTGATAAGTTGATTTGGTATCGATTGCCACATAGTATGTAGCATCTGGGCTTTTAAACTCAGAAATGCCTTTAGCGCATAACGTCACGCTGTAGTCTTGAGGCAATAGCTTAAGGTTATCTGTTTTGATAATAACCTTAAAGGTATCGTTGGTAGAACCAATTTCAATACCATAATCATCAGCACCCGTATCAGTGCTACTAATAGCCTTGAGGTAAATTTTACCATCCTCACCGACAAATGCGACTTCTTGGAATTGAAGTACACCTGCCGCTTTAATAACTGATTGAAGATCATCCCATGCAACATTCACTTCAACATCTTTAGTCGGTAGCTCAATCTGCTTTGTAGGAGCCGCATGAATCATAGATATATCAGCAAATACATACTTGGTACGTTGCTTGCCTTCAGTTACCAAGAAGTATTTATCATGAAATTCTACATCAGGTTCTTTATATAGACCTAAAATAGATAAAAAACGTGATAAATCGTAAATACATGCTTGAGACGGAATGCTATCAGCAATAGTCGCCTGTGCAATCAAGGTTTTTTCTGGCGTAATAGTTTTAAGCGTGTTCCCCTGTTCCATCAAGATAGACTTGTTGATAGTGGAAAAACTCTTGAGTATTGCCAGAGTTCGTTCAGAAAATTTCATTATATAGTCTCCAAAGTTTAGTTATTTGTATAGAATAACACTTGCGTGTTAGTTTGTCAATCTTTTTTGTATGTTTTTTTACTTGCAGTCCTATCAGCCGTAGCTGATACACCTAGCGAACCAATAGCCGACATGTTACCCTTAAAGATGTAAGCACCAATATGATTTATTTGCATCCAAGGACACATCCAAACATTCATGCCAATAGCTCGTGCTTTTTGGCAGAAGAAATAGTCTTCACTAAGGTATCTCTTACTCTTGGGATCAATTACACAATCAAAGAACGCTGTAATCTCTCTAGTACCATCAAAGTTATCAGTTCTAATATGATCTGGCTTATATCTTAGTTCTGGATATGCTTCTGCATATTTTACGAATGTATCACGATGGATACACATAAACCCTGTACCTGCTTCCCCAACTTCAAGTGGCTCAGATATATTAAAACTAGCAAGTTTGTTAATTGGATTGAAAACATAATCCGCTGTATATTGGTCTAAAGCAAAAGGTGTTTCATCTGCCTTTCCTAGCTCTACGGCTTTCTTGACCTTCTCCCATGCAATGGTTTTCTTAGGATAAGGACCTGTAACAATATCATACTTGGGATCGGCTACTTGTATTGCGATAAGACCTAATATGTCACGAGGGTCAAATGCAATATCAGAATCGATAAACACTAGATGGGTGCAGTCAGAACGTAAGAATTCATCAACGACATAGTTTCTTGCCCTTTGTATCAAACTCTCATTAAACAAGTAATAGAAGCGGATATCAATGCCATTAGCGGCACACATCATTGCCAAGTCTGTGCATGATTTTGTGTATGACCCACTACAGTTGCCACCATACATTGGTGTTCCAATAAAGATTTTATGTTTTCGAAGTTCTTCGATTGATATTTGTAGTTTCATATTTCAGTTTGCTCCAAGTCATGTTCTGCCCTAGTAATCGATTGTAAACGTAGGATATCAGCCGCTACGTCATGTTTACTGTCATGGGCGTTAAAATTGTATTCCCACTTCTCTACGTCCTTAACAGGTATAAACCCATTAGGATCAATATCGAAGTTAAATTTCGCATCAATGAATGTGCGAGTATCACGTACCGCATAGTGCTTTAGATATTGATTGAGCAAACTTTGCTTGCCAGCATCTTCTGCAATTCTATCTAAAATGATGGGATCGAATGTATTGCCCCTTGACCACCAACATTCTATCTTACCACTTGTTCTTAGATAGCCTACTAACGTTTCTATGAACTGATCTGCTTTCATATCATCAGGTGATGGCTTCAAGTTCTTTCTTAGATTTGGTGGTTGATCTAGCCACCATTGCAAGTCTCTAGCACCATATACACAACCATGGTTCTCAACCTGATCTTTAATATCAAATGTATTCTGTTTCATAGACAAAACCAACTCTTTAAACGTGTAAGGTTCTTGTGTAAACCTTCTCCATTCAAATGTCGTATAAGAAACGTCAATAGCAGGTATTTTGCGAGAGTTAGTACCAATAGTCTCAAAATCAAATATAAAATGTGTTGCCATTAGCCGACTCCTTCAAATGTGTGTAATGATTCATTATATCACAGAATTACTAATTACGCAAGTTAATTTTACTTTCAAGCTTTGTAATTTCATCTTTTACGTTAAGTTTCTCCACTTTAGCCTTCTTAGTGTGCTTTTCTGGTGCTTTCTCACCTTCCAAAGCTTCAACTGTAGCATGAAGATGCTTATGTCGTTTCTTAAGTAATTCTAAACGGTATTCGTCGTTTTCCTTAGTCATTATAACCCCCTATACAAAAAAACTATCGATTGTATTAATCTTAACTGCCGACCATCCGACAGCTTCTAGTATTGCTTCGATAGGACTTAGAAAGACCTTTTCGAATTGCTTTTCATAATCTATGTATCTTGACAAGTCAAACTCTGGTGGCAAACGTTGCCCTGGAAATGAGATCACGTCCTCACGAATTGGGTTTGGCACTTTAAGATAGACGAACTTGATCTTGTCACCACCTACAATATGTTCATATGTTTTACCCAAATCTCTTTTCTTTACTTCGTTGTTATACAGAATACACCCACGAACATGCATTGGACAACCCTTCTTGTAAAGTGACACACTGTCCATATACTTATCTATTTCTTGTGTACCAGAATTCTTACCAATATCTTCTGGTGGTAGGCTGTAGAATTCTTGACGGAAGTTCTCAATAAACTCCTGTACCGATTCTTCATTACCGTTCATGATAACCTCAAACGATGCTTTGAGTTTGTCTCGACATACCTCTGGTGTTGATGAACGTACAGACTCAAGACCAGTCACTGAAACCTTTGGCTTGTCGTAGTGTACGCCCTCAGAGTTCAGAGTATTCATGATGTAACGCTTCTTAGCAATAAAGATTGACTTGTCTGTAATCTTCTCACGTTTCATGAACATAGCTTGGCGATAGGAACCCATCTTTTTAGCAAGGTCTTCATAGCCAGCTTCAAGAACTGGTTCGATTTTCATTTGGCAAACTTTATCAAGGAACTCTTCGCCCTTCTTACGATCAATGTCTAATGTACCAAAAGCGTTCTCAACAATAGGAGCCATATCAACATAGATAGAGTCAGTATCAATATACACAATGTAATCTGTATCGGTTTTAAGAATACGATTTAGATAATCGTTGACAGACTTTTGTGCATAACGAATAGATAACTGACCAGATGTCGTAATCGCCTCTGCCATGTCGTTAATATAGTACAAGAAGTACACGTTAGCAGTCGCACCATAAAGGCTGTTCATAGCAATTTTGATAGCCATTTGAGAGTTGTGTAGCTGTGTAGCCTCACGCTTCAGACGTGACTTCTCAGTCGCATCAGTCGCATCTTCTAGCTGTTGTTCTACCTTGAGCATGTTCTGTTTGATGACTTTACGGTTGTTGTAGTATTCATCAATGATGCTAGGAATAACACCCTTAAACTTGTTACTAAAACAAGCACCATTAGCACCAACAGACATAGAAGTATCGTTGTTTTGGAAACGACCCTCAAGAACCATCTCTTGTGATACTTCTTTACGCTCATTTTCTAAGTATGTCTCTGGTGACATATTGTACTGCAACATCAAGTGTGGATACAGGGAGTTAAGATCAAAAGATACAATCCACGGGTGCATACCAACCCTTGGGTCTTTCACATACCCACCGACAAGTTCACCTGCACGTTGACCTGCATCACCTTTAACTGGTGGAACTTTACCATCTTTCATCAGACGTCGGTATAGAGTTGTTTCCCATATACCCACAGTACCAAATGCGTCTTGATAGTTTACACCACCACCATAAGCAACAGTCATAACAAGAGACAACAAACCTGTTTCATCTTCGAAACGTTGGATCAGTTCTGTATCTTTAAGGTTATAGTCAAGATATAGCTGTGGGTTTTGTTCGTACAGTGCGTTTAGGTTACCATACTCAGAATAGTCTAGCTTCTTCTCACCCAACACAGTGTAAGCGATATGATCAAGTTTATAGCTCTCTTGTGTACCATACTTGTAACCAAACTTCTTGAATGCGTCCATGTAGTCAACAACAGTCATACCACCAATCTGATATGTGCCTTGCATCTTACCAAACATCTCACGCTCTTTGTGTCGTACATTGCGCCATGGGCTTAAATCTTTTACCCATTCTTCACCGAACAGTCGCTTCATGCGAGTAATGATGTACTGAATATCAAAGTATTCCACGTTCCATCCAGTAATGATATCAGGATATCGGTTAGTCCATAGCTCTTTAAAACGCTTCAATAGCGCCTCTTCACTGTCAAACTTCATGAAGTGAATGTTATCAGGCGATAGATCAAGCAAAGTTTGGTGTTTGTCGTAATCTTTCAAACCAAGCAAATGGTAATCAGAAGACTTAGATGATTTATAAGCAATAGATGTAATCGCCTTGTCAGCCGTATTGACATCAGGATATCCATTAGCAATGTCAACCTCAATATCGAAAGATACAATGTTGATTAGTGATGCGTCAAAATTTATTTCATTAGGATAGTTCTCTTGGATAAACTGTGACACATAATTAGTGTTACCAGCAATCTCAAGACCATGCACATCTTTGTAGCGTTCTACAAACTCTTTAGCTTCTTTCATACTGTCGAGTTTATGTGGTACAAGTGGCTTATCAGTAGCAAGACTTCTATACTTAGTATCAGTCACATCTTTCTTGCCGTTGGTAAACAGTGTTGGTTGGAATTTAACCTTACGAGAGAACTGCTTACCATTATCATAGCCACGCCATAATATGTTGTTACCAAAGCGCTCGACTGACGTGTAAAATTTAGACATAAGAATCCTTAAATTGAGTTTCTACAATGATAACACAGTTATTCGTCTACGTCAACTTCTTCTTCAAGAATAATATCTGTTATGTAAAGTTCATAGTAATCATGTTCGTAACCCCTAACCTCTAGCAAGTCTCTTCGGTCAAAGTACACACCGTCTTCATCATTGTCGTACTCAGCTTCTAGTGCCTCTTTATCTTCCACAGACCAACCTTCGTGGTATACAAAATATTCGTTGCCATCCATTGTGTCATGTGTCTCGTTATATTCAATATCACTCATACACAATTCGCCCTTAGTCTCCAATAAGTTGTTTAGCAGATCAACTTCTTCTTGGGTTGTTGGTATCACTTTACCGTCTCCACGTTTCCATTCAATTTGTACATTCACGCCTGGTGAACCTTCTTTGTTGAACACACCAACCTCTACAGCACCCCACCTATTTCGGTTAGATACGAGATAGCTTACTCCCATTTTTACTTCTTTCACTTCTTTGACTTCCATCATTTATACTCCATCTCAGTTATAATATCGTTGCCTTCTTTATCATTAGCGATACTAAGTGCCATAGCTTGTATGTCATCAATAAGTGCTTGACAAGCCGCTTTATCGTATTGTTTATAAGAAATCTCAGCAAACTCATTACGCACCCTGTGCAATAGAACAGCTTTGTCGTGCATTGCATTAATTCTTTGTATTAAGTCTTCTATTGAATGTTGCATATCTCTCTCCTAGTTAAGCAATCTCACTAAAGTTTTTAACCTTCTGGAAGGTTATGTTAGAATCAAACTTATCGCCAAACTGCAAACCCCTGTGGCTGATTACGAATATGTTATCATCTGCATTTAAGTTGTGTAGTTGATCAATCAAGTTCTCAATACCTACTGCGTCTAAAGCGCCATCTAGCGTTTCGTCCAATAAAAG